AGGGACTGTCACAAGAAGCCAAAGACGCACTGGTGGAAAACAAAAAGCTTCAAACGGTACTTTACGGTTTAACTGTTACATACAAGGAACTGACTAAGGCTAAGAAGAAACCTAATAAAGCAGAGGCAACAGCCGTTGAGATACTCACTAAAGAAGCTTTTGCTCTGGATTGGAGTATCAAAAAACGTGAGGCACTTATAGGCCTTACAGAAGAAGAGACAATTCTACAAACTATTAAAATGCAACTTTATGACAAAGCTAAGGACAAAATAGAAGCGTTGGACGAAGCGGAGCGGATCAGGGTCGGGAATGACTTAATGAGAGTTGCTAAACTAATAGCTGCGGAAGAAGAGCGTGTTAGGAAGTTAGAGGAAGTTGCGGAGGCTCAAAAGGAGTTAGCTGAAACGATGGCTTCAACCTTTGCAGATAACTTTATGTCTATTGTAGACGGAACTAAGTCTGTAGCAGAGGCCTTTAAAGCTATGGCAGCAGATATTGTTAAGCACCTGTTTAAAGTCTTAGTCATACAAACTATGATCAGGGCTATGGGTGGATTTATGGGTTCCGTAGCGTCTCCTGATAGCCTTATGGGTAACATAGGTAAGGGACTAGAATCCTACGGGGCTGCTAACGGTGGCGTCTTAAACAACGGACAAGTGGTGCCCTACGCTAACGGTGGTGTTGTAGGTGGCCCAACTCAATTTCCCATGTCGGGTGGTCGTACAGGACTGATGGGTGAAGCAGGCCCAGAAGCTATCATGCCACTCAAGCGTGGTAAGAACGGTAAGCTAGGTGTGCAGGCAGACGGGGGTAGCTCTGGTAACGTTGTTATTCACCAGAGCTTTAACTTCTCTGCTAATGGTGACGAGAGTGTCAAGAAGATCATAGCAGAACAAGCCCCAGCTATTGCTAACATGACTAAGCAAAATATCCTCAAGGATCGCCGTAGGGGTGGTTCGATGAGACAGGCATTTGGGTAAGGAAATCTTATGACACTAAAGACTGCACCAACTGACATAGGCTTTGAACAGATAACACTAACTGCTATGAACGCTGTTGGCACATCTCAGTCACCCTTTACCTATAAGCAACAGGTAGTACAGCACGTAGGCCAAGCATGGAAAGCGTCTGTGACCATACCACCTGTGCGTAGAGACTTAGGTGAGCCTTGGGTGGCCTTCTTGTTGTCGCTACAAGGGGGAGTTCATACCTTCCTCTTAGGTGACTCTAACTGTACAGAGCCCAGAGGCACAGCAGTTAACGCCTCACTTTCAGCTACAGGGACTAAGGGGGCTGATAATATTACCCTTGCAATATCTGACGGAACAACCCTTAAAGCTGGTGACTACATACAACTGGGTACAGCAGCCACATCTAAACTACACAAGGTCTTAGCAGATGTATCTGTTGCAGGAACAGTAGAAGTTTGGCCTAGTCTCAGGGATACTTACGCTGGGGTTGCTGTGACTGTAAGCAACACTAAGGGAATCTTTAGGCTGGCAAGCAATGTACAGGAGTGGCAGATAGGTACCTCTAGTACCTACGGTATCGGCTTTGAGGCTATTGAGGTAATTGTATAATGAGCAGGACTCTCCCGACAGTAGTGTCGAACGCCCTAGACGATCCAACCATCCACCCGTTCTTTGCTGTAGAGCTTCTATTTGATAGTCCTAATGAGATACGCCTGTGGACAGGTGTTGGAGACCTTGACTACGATAGTCATACTTGGACAGGCTCTGGAAACCTGATGGCAATCTCTACTATAGAAGAGGGCAATGACCTTTCCGTAAAAGGTGCTAGTCTTACCTTTACTGGTGTAGCAGGAGATATTCTCTCCCTAGCACTAGCAGAGCCATACCAAGGTCGGGTATGTAACATCTATCTTGGTATTAGAAGTGACACCACCGCACTAACACAGATGTTCTCTGGTTACATGGACCAGATGTCTATCTCAGAAAGTGCAGAACAGACAGCTGTAGAGCTAACTGTAGAGAACAAACTAATAGATTTGGAGCGGCCTCGTATAGCTAGGTACACTTCTGCTTATCAGAAGTCAATTTTTGCTGGTGACGAGGGACTAGACTTTATTGAAGACCTGCAAGACAAAGAGATAATCTGGGGTAAATCTGGTGGCTAACATAGAGTTTCAGCAAGAGTTCCTTTGCCAAGTCAGGGAAGATATTATTCCCCTGATAGAGAGTCACTGGGAAGAAATCGCAGTCAACAAAGACCACATCAAACTAAACCCTGATTGGGATGCTTATGAGAAGCTAGAAGAGTCAGGCATGCTGACTATCTTTACCGCTAGATGCTCTGACAAGCTAATAGGGTATTTTGTCGTAATCTTAACAAAGAGTATCCACTACAAAGACCACTTGTTCGCTTCTAATGACATCATCTACCTCAGCCCAGATTACCGTAAGGGTATGACAGGGATAAGGCTGATAAAGTTTGCAGAGAAATACTTAAGGAAAGATGGGGCATCAGTGATGATAATTAACACCAAAGTAAAGAACCCTTTTGACCCTATCCTTGAGAGATTGGGGTTTAACCTTTCAGAGAGGGTTTATACTAAATACCTTGGAGGTAACTGCTAATGGCTGTTGCTGCTGCTGCTTGGGCCGCTGGTGCTACAATAGGCGGAGTGGCCGTTATAGTCGGTACTACTGTAGCTACCTACGTAGCCGTTGGGTATGCAACCTCTCTCGTACTAAGATCATTGATGCCAAGGCCACAGATGCCTTCCTTTGGCGGTGGCAACAAGAAGAACAGGGGTTATAATATAACTCAGACAGGCTCTGCGCTAGATCATCAAATAGTATACGGCAAGATGAGGACAGGTGCAGTACGAGTGTTTGACGGTACTACGGGTTCAGACAACAAAGAACTGCACAGGGTATTAGCTTTCACTGGGCATGAGATAGAGTCCTTTGATCAGATATATATTAACGATGATATCGCAACCGTTGCAAGTGATGGCGATGTCACATCACCCAGTCGTTATAGCGGTAAGATCAATATCAAGAAACACTTAGGTGCAGCCGACCAAGTTGCCGACAGTACTCTTGTTTCTAACGTATCTGGTTGGACAAATAATCACAGGCTTCGTGGCATCGCTTATCTATACTGTAAGTTCACATACGATGTAGATACTTTCCCCAATGGCGTCCCTGAGATCACTGCTGTCATCAAGGGTAAGAAGGTGTATGACCCTAATAACTCATCCGCCGCCCCTGCTTGGTCTGACAACCCTGCACTCTGCATAAGGGACTATCTAACATCTACTGGGTACGGCTTAGGTGAGCTGTCCGCTAACATAGATGACACGTTATTTTCCACTGCAGCTACCGTGTGTGATGAGACTGGCACAGATGCGGGTACCACACGTTATACAATGAACGGGGCCTTTACTACTGCTGCTACACCTGTAGACTTCCTACAAGATGCTATAACTTCTATGGGGGCTACCTTATGGTATAACCAAGGTTCGTGGAAAGTTAAGGCCGCTAAGTTTGTTGCTGCTTCAGTTAACTTTGATGAGGACGATCTTAGGTCTGGTATAAGCTTAGCCACTAGGAACTCTCGCAGAGACAACTTTAACACTGTTAGAGGTACGTTTAGGGGAGAAGAGAGCAACTACCAAGTAACAGACTTTCCACCAGTAACCAACTCAACCCTTGCTACTGCCCTTGTTACTGGCGCTTCATACACTATTACATCATTAGACGATGGCGATGGTGGTGCAACTACAGACTTTACCCTTGTTGGGGCTACCTCTAACACAGTCGGCTTATTCTTCACAGCGGATTTATCTGGTGGCGCAGCTACAGGCACTGGCAAAGTAAACGCTTTTGTCGGGGCTGATGGTGGTCAAGAGGCTTCCATAGACTTCGACCTCTCTTTTACTGACAACTCTATAGAGGCTAGAAGAATATCTAGGATAGTACTAGAGAGAAACAGACAACAGCTTACTGTTGAGGCTTCTTTCGGTCTTAGGGCTCTTCAAGTACAAACGGGAGACACCATAACTCTGACTAACACTAGACTTGGTTGGAGCAGCAAAGAGTTTGAAGTCATGTCTTGGAGCTTCGGCTCTGTAGATGAATACGACTTACAAGTAGATATGGTTCTTAGGGAAATATCTGCCAGTGTCTTTGATGAGGTTGACGATGGTATAGTCTACGAAAG